CCACTTTGCTAAATAAGTCCCACCAATTAAGGGTAAAACAGTAGAGGTATTATGTGATGGAATCGCTTTTGAAATATCATTAGAAGATGCCCATGTTGCTCCTGATGTCAGACTTGAATGCCGGACACGTAATCTACCTCCAATCTTAACATCCAGATCCGTGGGTGCATCCCAATGAGCATGAACAGACCCGTCCAAAGCAATACATGAAAAGTTACTCACATTGGATGGAACTGCTGTTAATCCTGCAACGGTTGTATCGTCCAAAGAAATCCATCCAGATTTTGTACCTGAAGATGTCACTGCCTGAACTCTGAAATCGTACTCAGTAGGTTTTAACCCATCAATGAACATTTGATTTTGAATCGTACTTCCACGTGACCAAGTGCTTAAATCTGACTGCTTCCATTCTCCTGCAGATCCGATTGTTTCAAAAAGTTCTTCGGAAAACGCTAATCCAGTAGGTGTACTAATCGCAGATGGACTAGGTAGATTTGTATCAGATGGAGCAACATATTGATCACTTGTTTCTTCGGAATACGTTGCATCATCATGTTCCACAAGTGTCAAATCGACAGTTCCATCAACATTAAATTTTACTTCCTGGACTCTGAATTTCTTTGATGTGAATCCAAGTGTTGAATGAGTGATTGAAACAATATCACCAGGAATGCAGTTTAATCCTTCTGCAGTAACCGTGATTGCCATTGCCAGGGAATTACGTGATCTCAGTAAAATCCGCTTGGCCATATTCGTGGCACGATACGGATCGATGATGCACCTGAAATCCAGTGTTTTTTCAAGTGGTGTGTTATTGTCCAGAGCAAAGTAGAAATCAGTGGTCGGGAAATAGATTTCATCCTTTTGCCACGCATTATCAGGATTGACATAATTACCGAAAACTTTATTGTATCGACTCCTTTTAGATTCTCCCTGAACTGTGTAATCCCCGATAATATGATCTGTGTCAAAATCGAAAACCGTGTCTCCTGAATGTGTCGTTTCTGTAATTAATTTATATTGCCCTGCACTCCAAGTAAGTTGTCCACCGAAGCAGTAAAGAAGTTGTTTCAGATTTTCTAATATTTTACGAGATGGATCGATAACGGTGTTGCAAGTCCACCTTGCACCTGTTGTTGAACCATACAACGTGATTGAAACATCACAGATATCAGCCGAAGTTCCAAACGAGTCCATGTCAATTTCTGAGTCTGGAATACTGCATCCGTACCGTCCTTTTATATGGATCGCACCATCAGTTTCATCGGTTGCATAATCTGATGAACCATTCCTCAAATAATCCAAAACCACCAATGCAGGATTCACAGAATAAGTCCAGGTTGATGCAGTGGATGCTGTCTGCCCTGCTACTGTTCTTGGATCGTAAATCTTCCGACCTTTTACTACGAATTTAACTTTCGGCATCCGTGACCAAGTGTTTGCATTCCATTCAAATTTGAAATACGCATTTGCTAAAGCTCTCAAACGATGATTTGATGACCATTTCGCTTCACCTTCCTGCATTTCATTAACCCAGTTCGCACCATGTACTCCAGTAGGAACAGTCTGCGAAAAAGTTCCAGTTTGGAATGCATAATCAGTCCAATAAGTTTGCACTCGATCATACTTGGAATCATCTGCATCCTCTGCGGTTGTGTAGCTTTTTCGTGAACCACTTTCATAGACCAATTCATCATCAATATAAACATCTTGAATTGAATCAATCGGACCTTCGCACAATGAAATGACTGCATATAAATATCTGTTGTCAGAGGAAACATTCATATAAACCAAATTACCTGCGATCATCCTTTCTCCATAGACGATCCTAACAGCATCATCATTCTTAATTCTTTGTTGGTACGAAGTATCTTCAGGATCAGGTGAATCAGGTGGAGCACCAAAAATAGCTTCATAAATTGTAGTCCAGATTTCTTTGCCAGCGTAATAAACATCACTGACCATGCCTTTGAGAAAATCTCCAGCACTTTTATGAATGCCTGATGTTTTTTCACTAATATAATCAACTAAATTAACCATTAAACCCCGTAACCCCAGAGAATTTCCTGTTCACGCATCTTTGCACAATACAGGAACCCGTCATCTGAACTGAAAAAACGTTTCTGATCTACATTGTTGGTCTTGCGAGCATTTATCCTTTCAAAATCAGCCCAATGATTTGCAACTTTCAAAGTAATTACAGTGGAATCAGGACTTTCACTTATTGCATAACCCATGATCCTGCCGTTATAGGTTGTCACTGCAACTGGATCTTCTTGGTCTCCTGTTGAAAGACCTAGGATTAATTCACGAAAAGATGCTGTCAGACCTGAAATTATTAAATCAGCCTGAAGTATTAAAGTGTCTGGTCCTCCTGTAACGGAATCTGTTAAGTAAGTATCAGTTGTAAGTGGTGATGAAATCGTGCTTCCAATGAAATCATCTGGAATAAACAATCTCTGGATGATGACTTTCCGATCTATATACCCTGCACCACCTAAAATAAGACTGATATACGTTTGATCTGCACCACCAAGAACTAGGTTAATCTCACCTGTTTCCAAACTTGCACTTTCTTTTGTGTCACTGTAACCAAGTAAAAATGCATTCGATGAATACGTGTTTCCACCATAAGTTATGTCCTGCTGTGCATCTGTAAGATAATCACTTCCACCATCGTCAGCATCCCACTGGAGTTCAACCAGATGGCAGAATTTATAACTACCTCGCTTGATTGTTTCGGTAATTACCGAATTCAGTGTCCTACTCATAATGCTTCAATAAAATCAATTTCATAATCGTAGTAATTAGGATCTACAAAAAATTCCTGAATTTCAGAATTTAATGACACCGTAAAAGGAACAGAACTGACAGTGATTGAAGTGTTATCATCAGGTGATGTCAAAAGAGCAGGTTCAAAAGTCAAAGTCGCTGAATAACTCGATGCAGTTGCATCAGCAGTACACATGTAAATTTTATCATTTCCAGTAAGTTTAAAGAAATCTCCTGATTTCATGCAGGTTCCATCTGCACCCCAACCATCAGTAGTAAGAGTCCTGCCTGTTTGTGAAGCACCAGCAACAAGTGGAGATCCAATTGTTGTTGTCGCTTGACGTGTCGAAAGAACTGGAGGAATTAGTGTGAATGTATCCAACTGTCCTCTTTGTTTGACACAAAATGCGAAAATCGGAGCAAATGAGGCTCGTGTCATAGGTGGTAATATTCCTGTTAACCCCCAACGTTGTCCTGCCAATTGCCGTGCTTGCCTTCGTCCTGAGATTGAAGTCGAAACTGATGTTGGAAGGATTGATCTGAAATCAACCTGTTGGAATGCTGGTGAAGATGGGAATGTTCCACTCATGTTAATCCTACTCGTCCTTGCCGATTCATGGCTTGGTTGATCATATTTACAATCATTCCACGTCGGGAATTCAGAAGAACATCAAAAGACGAAGCATCTACTGTATTGATCTGGAAATTCACGTTTGTTGTTCCTCTTAGTTTATTGTTTGGAGTAATGCCACCTGTCCGTCCTGGTGTGAATAACTCTGGTCCTGCTTCACCAACGATGTAGGATTTGCCCCCCATAACACTTCCACCCTTTTCTCTCCCTGGATATTGCATAGTAGAAATCTTATTTACATACGCCATAGTCAACGCCAGTGAGGCTGTAGCCGCTATAACATTCCAAGGATAAGGGTAGGCAGCCATAGTTTTAGTGAAACTTTCGTATGCATTCATTGTTGATTGGACAACAGACATGGCTTGCCATGTTTCAAACAAATCTCTCGATTGATCTTTAACAGCAGATGCTTGTGATGCTAATCCTCCTACGACACTTGCAACTTCCTGTCGGATTAAATCATTTCTTGCAGTGTTGTATGCTTCTTCTGCTGATAATTTTTGACGCAACATTTCGTCATGAAGAAGCGTTTCAGCTCCATAGGCTTTTTCAATGCGTTCTAGTCTCGCATTTTTCAAATCCTCAATCCCTTTTAATTCCTTTTTAAATCCTGTTAATTCCACATTCCACGTTGCCGATTCATCTTTTAATGCTTTCTGTTCAGCCATTAAAGCTAATCGATCATCAAGATCCCGAGTCACGGCATTCTCAAGATTTACAATGTCCTGCAATGCTCGTCTTTCTGTTTCAGTTTTCAGTGCAATTTCTTCCTGCTGTGATTTCCATATTCCTAATGCTTTAATTCTTGCTTCTGACAATAGATTCAGAGCTAATGTTTCTTCTGCCAAAGCACTTGCTGTTTTAGATGCTTCAGCTAACCTTGCTTCCTGTTTATACTTTGCAATTGCTTCATGAGCCCTAGCATTAGCAATTGCAAATGTAAGTTGATCAGCTAGTTCTTTTGTCAGCAACTTTTCTTCGTCAACGACTAATCCTACTGATTCTGCCCACTTTTCATTCGCTATTCCTATCTTTGTTATTCCATCTGCTCCTAATACCCAGAATTTTTCTATTTCTTTTAATTTTTCATCTTCGGCAAATAGATGAGTCACATCCTCATATTCACCTGTCTTCTTTGAAATTGCTTCATGGATCGCTTGCAGTTTTAGAATTGAGGATTCGTCAAACTTCGGTAATAAACCTTGTAGAATTTTACTATCTTGCCATGCATCTAAATCATCATACGTTTGTGTTAATTTTTCTCGCAACGTTTTGAGTGAATTCCCCCATAAATCAAAAGGATCTTCACCAGAAACTGTTCTTGCAAAATAATCCAAACCTCTGGACATTCGTTCTAATCCTAAAGATAGAATTCCCGATGTTCCTGTAGATTCATCAACCACGTTCACAAAATTCATCCATGAATCACTCATTGCAGTGGTTGCTTGTGCTACAGTTCCAGATGTTTTATTAAATTCTGCTTC